TTGTCGTAGACATCATCGCCGTAGACGCTGGCATTGTAGCCATAGGTCTTACGGTTCACATCAACGCGCTGCCTGTTCATGCGTGTAAACGTGTAGCCATCAACGCCGCCGTACATATTGCGGAAGAAAACACGCAGGTCGTTGTAGCGCTGGCAGTTGTCAATGACGTAGGTATATGCAGCTGTGCGGCTGAATGCGCTCGTATTGGTGCCTGCCGTGTTGAACGTCACCAAGACCGCAATCTTGCCGCCATTGGTCGGGAAGTTAATGCTACCGGCGCTGCCATCAGAACACTGCGACGAGGTTAGGTTGTAAAGGCCATATGGCCCAGCGTTTATGATGTTGCTGATAGTCGACGTGCTGCCAGTTACGAGAAAGGCTGCACGCGGCGTGCCATCGTCGTATGTGACGCGCAGGGCAATGCCCGACACGTTGGCAAGGACTCCGATGAAGTCGCTCTCACTTGACGCGAGTGTCGAAGTCACTGGCCTGTTGCTGAACGTCTTAATCGCTGGAGTATCCCCCGACACCGTCGCCGCTATGTACGCACTCGGTGAATAGGCCGCGTAGTCCTGCTGGCGAAACGCCGCCTGCCACGCGATCAGCGACGATGATGCAGTGCCGCCTGTCGCCACCGTCGGAGGTGAGCCGAACTCCTCGCGGAAGGTCAGGTTCGTGTTGACTGCGTAGCCGCCATCCTGCCAGCCGCTGGTAAGCTGTGGTATCTTCGGCGCAATCAGCGTTTCAACGACCTTGCTAACACCGAAGAAGCCGTTGTTCGTCGTCGGCAGCTTGTCGCACTTCAAGCGCGCAGACGAAAGCGATCCCGACACATCGCAGACGTAGCGGAAGTTGGCGGATGCGGTGTTGTCGCTCGACACGACCACCACGTCGCTGTTGCCGACAGGAAGTAGCGAAGGCAGCGCGGATATAACTGTTATGCTCATACGTTCATTGAAATTGAAATTTCCTTGCCGACGACCTCGGCGATGCTGCTGACCAGCTCATTCAGCTTCGCGTCACTTAGCACTGGGTTGAGGAATGGCCGCCCCTTAATGCCCCTGCGCTTGATTGACTTGGCGATGTTGTACGCCGCCGCGTCGATTTCATCAGCAGGGATGCCGAGTGCTTTGTCGATTGCCCACTTGCGGATTGCTGCAACGTGCGAAGGACTTGGGTTGATACTTCTGAAGCTAAACGGCGCGCCCCTGTTGACACGCACGCCATTGACACCGTACTCGACGAACTTCCAGTACGATGCCATCTCCATAGCGACCTGCGCTACCTTCTGCTCGACAGGCAACTCTGCGAAGCCTACCGACTGGCGTAGGTTGAGCGTAGCCTTGGCATCAACGCGTTCAATGCCCTCGACAGTTAACTTGATGACATCCTGCATCCACCTGATAAGAGCGGCGTTCACGTCAGGAGAACGCGACAGGCTGAACTCCTTGGTGACATCAGTGCCGACGCCAAGTACGTCGCCTTCTATCTCCGTTGTAAACTTCATGCAGGTAAATATCGCAACGCCGAAATCTATGCACTACGGCATCGCCTTCATCAGCAAGAGCGCGTTCATGAACTCCCGCGCCGGCATGTTAAAGACCTGCTCCATGCGTAGCGGATCTTTCCCAGCCATGCGGTAGACCACGCCCACCCAGCCGTAGTTTGGCTTCTTTACGCCTTGGCCGTTGTCATCTTCCTCTCCTGCTCCGTCAAATACTTCCGCATAATCGTCAACAAAGGCTCGGAAAGTTGCAAAAAAAAAGCGGCATATCCCCAAACGTCACCCATGTTCATTTGCAACATCGCCTCTGCGCGCTGCTTATGCCCCTTGCCGTCGTATACCTTCGGCCACCACTTCCACACCCTGCACTCCCTCGATAGTGTCGCCAAGATCAGGTGCAAGTTGTCGATAACGCCCTGCTCGCTGGTCATGTCGTAGGAATAAAGTTCCACGAGCTGCCCCGCGCTGATTTCGTCAATAAACCACTCAAACCGATACCACTTGCCGCCAATCTTAGCGTGCTGCTTGGCAGCCAGCGTTGACAGCGATTTACTCGCGGCGTTTATCTCTGCGTAGCGCTTGTTGACCTCCGCAATCGTCATTTTCTTAACCTGCTCGATTGGGATATTGTCAATCACGGCAACAACGCCGATCTTCTTGTCGCTGGTCGTGTAGATGCTGTTGGCCTCGATAGATACGAGGCGCTGAAACTGGTCGATGGTGATTTTGTTCAGTAGGCTCATGCTTTCAATGCTTCAATGTATAGATCGTAAAGTTTCTTGCAGACGCTTTCGACGCGGTAGTCTGCAATGTCGCCGGGTACTGTCAGCATCTCGCGCTTGGTCACCGCACCTTCAGCGTTAAAGTGATAACTCATCACAGCCTTGCCGCACATCCAAGCCTCAATCGTTGTCCTGCCAATATGCAGACCACAGGCAAAGTGACACCCCTTGACCAAGGCTTCAATATTAGACACAGCTTCGTAATAGTGGACAGGGTAGCGACTTTTTAAGTCCTCAAGAAAGTCGCCGTTGTTGTAGCCAACCAAAAAGAAACGCCTGTCGTTATCCTTGCACCACGCCGCCGCATCGTAAATCATCGCCTTGCGCATGTAGTCGAGTGTTCCGGCAAGTAAAACGTAATCGCCATCCTGTGTGCCCTCCGTATTAAACCGTGTGTAATCGACAGGGTTGTAGATGACGTGTATCTTATTCAGAGGAACGCCATATCGCGCGTGTATTTCGTCTTTCTCGTGTCGCGCTATGCTGATGTGCCTCTTGATGCTTTCGTGCTTTACAGGTCGCTCTAAATCGAAATAGACGCTATGTATCGTCGCGACCTTTGGCGTCTGTGGGAACAACGCACACAAGTAATCTGTGACTTGCTTGTGCTGGACATGAATGACGTTGTAGGCTTCGCGACCTGTCAGCTCTGCAAATGGTTTGATCAGCACCCCTGCCATCTGCGCCTCGGCAATCATCGGGTAGTCCATGTATGGTGATGTGACCGTGACCTTATGCCCCATCGCCTTCAATCCCTTCGCCACCTGCAAGACGTAAAGTTCCGAACCTGTGTACTGGCGAAAGAACAATGATGCTATCAGTATGTTCATGGCTTTTGTTTAATTGGTCGCGCCGGGTTGCCATACGCAAGAAAGCCATCGGGGATGTCACGCGTCACCACACTGCCTGCGCCGATCAACGCGTCAACCCCTATACGTACGCCACAAACAATCGTGCTGTTCGCACCGACGCTGCAACCTTTGCAGAAGTAGGTGGATCGAAACCTGCCGTTGTTCTTCCAGTCGCCAAACACGCTGGGATAGTAGTCGTTGGTCGTCACCACATTCGGGCCGATAAATACATCATTGCCAATGATGCAGCCGTGGTAAATCAACGCGTGATTTTGAATTTTTACGTTGCTGCCAATTTGAACGCCAGTGTCAATGTGCGCGCCTTCGCCGATGACGCAGTTGTCGCCGATTTTAGCACCTGTGCGAATGTGAGCAAATGCCCAGACTTTGACGTTTTCGCCAAGTTCAACGCCTTCTTCGATTATTGCGGTTGGATGTATCATAATAACAAAATTACTACATAATCACGTACCTGCCCCCAGCGTTGGCAGATAGCTTGTTGAGCGCCACGTACCTAACAGCGTCGATAGCGTGGTTGTACCTGTCAATCGGCACTCCCAGCGAAGCACCTGTCTTATCCGTGTCCCACGTGTAGTTGCGTAGTTCCTTGATCAGATTCGTTGATTCGCGCGTCACCAGTAGCGGCTGGCGCTTCAAGATGTCGATGCTGTTCCTAATGCTATCCGCGCCCTTCGTAGCCGGGTGGATGTTGAAGCCAAGGCGATGCACCTCCTCGATGCTCTTGGGTTCAGCACTGTCAGCGATAATCGGCCACGACCTGCCAATGCCTAACTTGCGCAAATGGCCAGCAATGTCTTGGTTCGTCAGTCCGTTTTGGTAGATGAGTTCGTGCAGGAGGATAGCGCCGACCCTCTTGTAGACAGCGACCACCGCCGTGGGATCATTCGTATATCCCCAGTCCAAGCCGATCGCAACCAGCTTATCACCCGCAAAGTCAATGCCGTCGACCTGCTGCCAGTCATCAAAGACGACACCTTGCAATGAGCCGACCTCGCCCAAGCCGTAGACCTTCCACCAGTTCGCCCAGTACGTCGATGTCGCCGCCTTGACCTGCGCCGCCTCAATGTCATCGCGTATCGTCGCCGGCAGCGCCTCGTTGTCGCGGTATGTCAGCACAATCAACTCGCTGTCCTGCTCTGCCAGCACCTCCGTGTGCGCCCAAAACTCCGACACCGGGTTGAAGTCGATGTAGATGGCTTCGCTCGTTCTGATCGCCAGCTGATGGTACGCCTCGAACTCGATGTTGTTGGCCTCGTTTATGTATAGCACCTGCCGCCGTGCGCCGCGTAGCTTCGCCTCCTGGTCTGCGCTGAAGAATTCAATCGTGCTGCCGTTGGCGAAGGTGTAGGTTAGCAGCGTCTTGTTCCAACCTTCGTCGCGCCAGCGGTTCGTCCACTGCATGACCTTGCCGAAGTCCTTCATAGCGCCACGTCGTAGGTGTGGGATTGATTCAGATACGACGCTGATCTCGGTCTTGGCCTTGGCTGCGATGTTGATTAGCACGGCAAGGATGGCGATGGTTTTTCCGTTCCCCCACCAGTTGCCCAGTGGGGGTCAACATCCAGCAG